AGAGGATGAAGTTAAAGATAAGATTGCCGAAGTCAATCAACAAATAGAACGAGTTGAAGGATTCTTCGAAGGCATGTCGGAACCCGACCTAGATGCTGAGAAGGCTAAACTTCAAGGTAAGGGTTATGCGATGATTGCTGACCAATTGAAAGAAATAGAAATTCTTGGTTTCAACGTATATGATGATATCATAGGCGGTGACATGGAAGGAAAAGTTAAATCCGCAGAGCAAGATATTGATAACTTCAAGAAAGGTGCTCGCGACTTTGCGCTTAACTGGCAATGGCATTTATTGAGTATATGGATAAAAAAGATTAAAAAATTCCTTGATGCCATCGGACTCGGTAAGTTGTTAGAACTATTAACGCTAAGTTTTTGTGATGTTTTGGAATTACTCGGCATTCCTACCAAGATTGAGATTGTTGCGCCTTAGCAAACTGTATAAATACTACAAAAAGAGTTGGAAGCCCATGTCAGTTAAAAAACTCACATCAATAGAAGATGGCAATCTTACCACTCGACCAATCACGAGTTCTATTCAAAAGAAAAACTCGGATATCGATTGTTCGTTTACGGTGAAACCATCTGGAGATATATACAAGAAGACGGAGGCCTCCTCTGTGGCTCAGTCTGTCAAGAATCTTTTGTTGTGTAACAGAGGGTCTAAACCTTTTGCTCCGTCATTTGGAGCGAACTTGGAAGGTATGTTATTTGAGTTAGGTGATGAGTTTGACGACGATAATATCAAATCGATGGTACGCAACGCTATTAATAATTACGAACCACGAGCGAAACTACAAAGGGTCGTTAGTAAATTTTCACCCGATTATAACTCTTTAGATTTAACAATCACCTTTCAGGTTATCAGTACATTAGAGCAGGTAAGTTTGAACGTGAATATTGCGAGGATACGCTAAATGCCTATATCAACGTCGGATCTCGATTTTGTAAACATTAAAAATAAACTGAAGACCTACTACAAGCAAAGTGGTGAGTTTACTGATTATGACTTTGAAGCGTCTGGACTATCTAGCATACTAGATGTTCTCGCTTATAACACTCATGTGAATGGTCTGATTGCTAATATGGCTATCAATGAGTCATTCATCACTACGGCACAACTTCGTACTTCGGTGGTTAACCATGCGGAACTTTTAGGGTATGTACCTAAATCTCGAACTGCGTCATCTGCTGAAGTTAAAATATCAGTAGTTATTCCCAACGGGCCTGATATTATATCCTTACCGAAAGGTACAGAATTATTTGCTCAGTATGATGATATACTATATTCATTTAAAACGCCCAGCGAATATACTTCTAGAAAGTCAGGTGACCAGTATATATTCCAGACGGCAGCAGGTAGTGAACTTATAACCGTTTATGAAGGTGAAATTAAAACTAAGAACTTCTTAGTAGGTAACGCTTCTGACGATAACGTATATGTTATTGAAGACGCAACGATTGATACAGACAGTATGGAAGTCCAAGTGTTTAGCGACTGGACTGGTGTAGATAGTTTAAATTACACTAATATTGACAAAGTATCTACTATTGATAGAAATTCTCACATCTTTATGTTGCGTGAGTCATCCAATGGGTTCTATGAGATTTATTTTGGTGGTGGTAGAATCCTAGGCAGTAGTCCTATTGCGGGTAACCGTATACAAATAAAGTACCGTTCCTCACGAGGGGCGGAACCTAATGGTGCGTCTGTATTCTCTACGGCACAAATTAGTTACTTGAGTAACTTTTACTCAGTTAATGTTACCACGATTACTCCAGCTAATGGAGGTTCTGCAAGAGAAACTACTTCGTCAATTAAGTTGAACGCACCTCGTGGGTTTACTTCACAGCAAAGATTGGTTACTGCGAATGACTATAGTACATTAATATCCCAGAAATTTTCACCTTTTATCAAGGATGTTTTCTGTTGGGGTGGTAACGATAACGAACCTCCACAGTACGGTAAGGTATTTGTAAGTCTTAATTTTATTGACGGTATCAGTGAGTTTGCTCAAGAAACTGTTAAGGGTAGTATTAAAGACAACTTAACTTCTAAGTTATCTATTATGTCTATCGACACTGAGTTTGTTGACCCAGAAACCACATACCTCGAATTGCGCACAGTTTTCCAAGTAGACCAGACCAAAAACATTTCTTCTGTCGAAACTCTTCAAGCATTGGTGAATGTCATCGTAGATGACTTTGTGTCAGCTAATTTAGAGAAGTTTAACTCTACATTTAGACGTTCTAACTTATTGACTGAAATTGATAAAATATCAGAGTACATAATCAACTCTAGAATGGATGTTAAATTACAGCAACGTATTCCAGTCTCCACAGAAATTGCGGCAATCGAATCCGCGACAGGTCAACTTGTTTCGGAAATAACCAGAAACTGGACATTAAACTTCCCAGTTATATTAGCTAACCCAGATAATGATGACTATATCATAACGTCTACTGGATTTAAGTGGCAGGGACAGAATGTTAGCATTAAAAACAAACTAGGTTCTACTCGACTACAGTTAGTTGATCTGAATAATATAGTTAAAATAGATAACATCGGTACGTATGACCCAGCTAAAGGTAAGGTATCCCTGATTGCGTTGTCAATCGATAAAGATTCTTATGTTGGCGGTTCTATTAAAGTAAGTGCTACACCTGCTAACCAGAGTACAGTAAAACCTTTACGTAACTATGTGATATCACTAGACAAATCATTATCAACTACAGAGGCTGTATTAGATGATGGTACAACTAGGGTCTCTCTATAATGGCACAAATTATTGGAAAGGAAATTTATCGACCGAGTTTCCACGCTCCCATAGTAAAGGGTGTACTTCCTGAATTCTATCAAAGCGAATATCCAAGATTAGTAGAATTTCTTGAGAAGTACTATGAGTATCAGGAAGAACAGGGATTAGCAACATTCAGTGAACAGATTTATGATTTGTTTAATGCTCGTGATATATCGCACGTTAATCTAATAGACCTAGATACTTTAATATCAGAGATAAGTGATGGGTTGACAAGAGAATCATTTCATCCACAGCAAGACGCTAGGTTGATGACTCGATTACTGGCAGACTTCTATCGCGCTAAAGGTACTGTGTTATCGGTGAATGAATTCTTTAAAGCATTCTTTGACGAGGATGTTGAGGTCGTGTACCCTAAGAATAACATATTCATTTTAAATGACAGACCGGGCAACTCTTTAATAGGGCCTAAGTCTCTGAAGTATATTCAGGACGATAGAAAATATCAGATATTCTCAATTCTTTTGAAAACAGGTATGTCATTAGACGATTATCAAAGTTTTTATAAGAAAATGGTACACCCCGCTGGATGGTACCTTTCTGCGGAAGTACAGACATTAAGTGAAGCACAAGTTTATTTGAAAGCGGGGGATACAACAGACCCACTAGAAATACCTAGTTATGCTATTGAAATACAGACAACACCCATAGACGTAGACCTACGACCCACATACTCTTTACTTGTTATGGAAGAGAATGACCCAGTAGATGCGAGAACTCAAGCACAGAAAGACGCCGGAGAAGGTATACTTATAAGTTCTTTAGAAACTCTAGAGAAATATGACGGTATAACTCTTCAACAGATTGTAGACGACTTCAACGATAGTGTCGCAGAGTGGGTTGGTGTTAAACCACCTACACTAGACGATGGTGGATTGGATGCGTCACAGACCTACGAAACTATGGATGCGGGTGAAGGCGGTGGATAATAAAAAAGGAAATAGAGCACAATGACTCGGCAAATTATTAATACAGGCACCTCGGTTAATGACGGGAAAGGTGATACTCTAAGAGACGCCTCTGCTAAAATCAATGCGAACTTTCAAGAGATGTTCTCGCTTGTTGATATGAGCGCAGCGGGTACTATTACCCCAGAATTTATTTCTAATTACATTGATAGTTCAGTTGGCACTTACCTAAATGGATTGAATGTTCAAACTGTTCTTGACAACCAGAACAATATTAGTTTTCTGGATTCACGCGTCACGCAACATGATACTATTCTCACGACATTAAACTCAAATACCATCAATTTACAGTATGAGATTGATTTAATTAACTACACTATCGAGAACACTCAGATTGGTGATACGGGGCCACAGGGCCCTCAAGGTGGTCAGGGGGAAATTGGTTCTCAGGGTGCTCAAGGAATCATCGGGCCGCAGGGCCCTATTGGTGTCCAAGGTGTCCAAGGGGCAATTGGTACCCAAGGTTCTCAGGGTAATGTCGGAGAGATTGGGCCTCAGGGTGTTCGTGGTATCACTGGTGTCCAAGGTATCCAAGGTAATGTCGGTGAACGCGGTAACCAAGGAGAACAAGGCCCTCAAGGTGACCAAGGTATCCAAGGTAACGTCGGAGAAATTGGAGCACAGGGTGAACAAGGTGCTCAGGGTGCTCAGGGACTTCAGGGTAATGTTGGAGAGATTGGAGCACAGGGTGCTCAGGGTGCTCAAGGTTCTCAAGGACTACAAGGTAATGTAGGCCCTATCGGTGTCCAAGGTGTCCAAGGGGCAATTGGTGCTACAGGTCTTCAGGGTAACGTTGGAGAGATTGGTGCTCAAGGCGCTCAAGGTAGTACTGGAGTTCAGGGCATCCAAGGTAATGTTGGTGAAATTGGAGCACAAGGTGCGCAGGGTAATCAAGGTGACCAAGGTATTCAAGGTAATGTTGGTGAAGTCGGAGCACAGGGCGCAGTTGGTGCGCAGGGTTCTCAAGGACTACAAGGTAACGTAGGCCCTATTGGTGTCCAAGGTATTCAGGGTTCAGTTGGTGAACAAGGACTTCAAGGTAATGTCGGAGAAATAGGCCCACAAGGAATTCAAGGTGTTCAGGGTTCTGTCGGTATCCAAGGTAATGTTGGTGAAGCTGGAGCACAGGGTGCTGCTGGTGCTCAAGGTTCTATCGGTATTCAGGGTAACGTTGGTGAAGTTGGAGCACAGGGTGCTGTAGGTGTTCAGGGTTCTGCTGGTATTCAAGGTAACGTTGGTGAGCAAGGCGCGCAGGGTGCTATTGGTGCCCAAGGTTCTGTCGGTATCCAAGGTAATGTTGGTGACAAAGGTGCTCAAGGCGCTGTAGGTTCTCAGGGTTCTGCTGGTATCCAAGGTAACGTTGGTGAGCAAGGTGCTCAAGGTGCTATTGGTGCTCAAGGTTCTGTCGGTATTCAAGGTAATGTCGGAGACGTTGGTGTTCAAGGTGCTGCTGGTGCTCAAGGTTCTATCGGTATTCAAGGTAATGTCGGAGACGTTGGTGCTCAAGGTTCTAAGGGCCCACAAGGAGATCAAGGTCTTCAGGGTGCCGTTGGTGACGTTGGTGCTCAAGGTGAGGTTGGTTCCCAAGGTAGCGCAGGCCCTCAAGGAGCGGAAGGCCCGATTGGTACTCAAGGTGACGCAGGGCCACAGGGCCCCGCAGGTACAACTCCTGGCCCACAAGGCCCGATAGGAAATACCGGTGAACCCGGCCCACAAGGGCCCGCAGGTACAACTCCTGGCCCACAAGGGCCAACGGGTACTACTGGTGAAGCAGGGCCGCAAGGTGCTGTTGGTGCTCAGGGTGCTGTTGGTGCTCAGGGTTCTCAAGGTGATATTGGCCCTCAAGGCGATACCGGTGCTCAAGGTAGTGTCGGATCACAGGGTGCGGTTGGTTCTCAAGGTGCTCGAGGTTTTACTGGTGCACAGGGTAATGCGGGTTCTCAAGGTTCTCAGGGTGAACAAGGTGCTCAGGGTATTATTGGTGCTCAAGGTAACGCAGGAGCACAGGGTACTACTGGTGCTACAGGTTCTCAGGGTATTGTTGGAGCACAAGGTAATGCGGGTGCGCAGGGTGCTATTGGTGCCCAAGGTATCCAAGGTATTGTTGGAGCACAAGGTAACGCAGGAACACAAGGTGCTCAAGGCGAACAAGGTATCCAAGGTATTGTTGGAGCACAAGGTAACGCAGGAACACAAGGTGCTCAAGGCGAACAAGGTGCGCAAGGAATAAAAGGTGCCCAAGGTAATGCTGGCGCACAAGGTGCTCAGGGTATTATTGGTGCTCAAGGTAACGCAGGAGCACAAGGTAATGCTGGCGCACAAGGTAGCGCAGGCCCTCAAGGTTCTCAGGGTATTGTTGGTGCTCAAGGTAATGCTGGCGCACAAGGTAGCGCAGGCCCTCAAGGTTCTCAGG